TGGTGGTATTGGTGCTCAAGAAAACGCATTGTATATGTACTTCTTGAACACCAACTACCTGAACCTCTACATTCATGAGGCTGGTCAGTTCGTGTTCACTGGCTTTGAATCGACTCTGCCTAACTGGCAGGTTGGCTACGTCGGCGCTGTTCTGACAATCGCAGAACTCGTTTCGACCAAGCCTAAGTCGATGACCAAGGTCACTGGCTACAACTATCTCAACATTTAAGGGAGGATGACAGATGTCTTTATCTTCAAACAAAATCCTTCTCGCTAATGCCTCTACCAACACTGCTGGTGCTTATTTTGAAGTCGTAACGGTTTCAAGCGTAGGTATCGGTAACTTGACAGCAATGAACGCTGGCGTTTCTAGCGCACAGTTTATTCCTGCTGGTTGGTACATCATTCCTGCTGGCACAACCAACGTAACTATTGAAATCAATACTTACGCTGCAAACGTCAACAACTGGGTTACATACCTCGCTGCTAACACTGCTGGCACAATCATGTCAGACGGCTGGAACGTGCGCGGTAACGCTGTAACTGGTTCTCAGACGTTGACTTTGTACGGCATCAATGACGGACAGGCTGCAACTGGTCAATACAACAACAAATAAGGAGTTGTATTATGGCTAATCCTGACTCAGTAAGCCAGAATACGCAGGACAGCTTTGGTAGCTATCGAATTGCTACTGGATTTGCTCCTGCTAATGCGGTTGCTAATGCTGTCGTTGCACTGCCCATCCTCAGCGGTGGTATGCAGGGTTCTGGTAACGTAATCATTCGTCGTATTACGGTTGCCAGCAACTCAAACACGGCTGGTGGTACGGTTCAATCTTTGGCTAATACCTATATCACAATAGGTACATCTAACGATGGAGCAAACTTGGTAACATCTAACGTGGCGTTGTCTAACGTCATTAACGGATATACTTACCAAGATATTACGCTTGTAGCTGCGGCTGGTAACACCTGCTATCAACCAAACGCCCTGTTTGTGAACGTGACGGCTAACGCTGTTGCAAACCACACATTCACTGTGTTTGTTTATGGCGATGTTCGTAGCTTCTAAGAGCTACTAGTAGCGACCCCTTCTAGTAGACCCAGTACCCTCTCCCGTTTTGCGGGAGGGGGGAAATCCTTGAATGGTGTGGTATGACAACGCTTAACGATTACATATTTGTTACACGGCGTTTGTTGCACGATGCCAATGCTAACTTTTGGACTGACCAAGAGTTAACGATTGATATTAACGGCGGTCGCCAGCGTCTTGTGCGTGACACAGGTGCGTTACGCCGTCTTCAAACATCCACAGTCACACAAAATAAAGAAGTCTATAATTTTGTTGATTTGCCGGAAGGCGATCAGACAATGGACATTCTTACAATCAACTTGTACTGGGGTACGACTCGCGTTCCTTTGATGTACAAGCCTTGGACACAGTTCAATGCTGAATTGCGTTATTACCAATCTTACATCGGTCAGCCTGTGGCTTTTAGTCTTTACGGGACTAACAGTTTTTACATTGGGCCGTTGCCTGACCAGACATATACGATTGAGCTTGATACGGTTATCCGACCAACTGACATGGTTAACCTGACTGACGTTGAAGTTATCAAAGATCCGTGGACAGAGCCTGTTCCGTTCTACGCAGCTTACACAGCTAAGTTCAAAGAACAGAGCTACGGTGAGGCTGAGATTTTCCGTCAGCAATATATTCAAAAATGCCAGAATCTTTTGGCTACTACGTTCACTCGTCGTATGCCAATGCCGTACTCACAGGCTTACTAATGGCCCAGAGTCCTGAACAACAAAAACAATATCATGTAACAAAGTCGTTCAAGGCTCTGAACACCAAAGCCAATCGTACAGCTATTGACGAGTCTGAGTTTTCTTGGATTGAAAACGTACAGCCTATCGGGTTTGGTAACCTTAAAATTATTCCTCAATCTTCGAATGTTGGTGTTACTTGGTCAAACACAGTCACAGAGCTGACGAGTGTTAACATAAACAACACAGACTATATTTTGGCTTTCCAAGCCAATGGTGGAGCCGAAGCCTACAATCTGAATAGTAATTCTGTTGTAACCATAGCCACCGCTGGAACCTTTACGGGTTCTGGTATGCGAGCCAAACAATGGAAAGATGAACGTGCCATCATTACTGACCCAAATAAAGGTTATTATACTTGGGACGGGGCAAATCTTATTACTATTGGCTCTGTTGGTGGCATTGGGATAACCAATGTCGGATCTAATTACACAGAAGCTCCAATTGTAACTATTTCTGCCCCAAACCAATCAAATGGCAAGCAAGCAACGGCTGTAGCGTCTATTTCCAACGCTGCTGGCACTATTTTGTCTGTTTTGGTAACGGCTAACGGTTCGGGTTACACAACTCCTCCAACTGTAACTTTTGCAGCTCCTGCAAGCCAGTTCGGGGTTCAGGCGCAAGGTTCTGCTTCAATTCAAGCGGGCAATGTTGTTGTTATATCTGTTACCAATCCTGGTTCCGGTTATACATCTGCGCCGACAATAACCATTTCAGGCGGTGGAGGATCTGATGCAAATGCAACTGCCGTTCTTGGGTCTGGTATTGTCACATCAATATCGCTTACAGAGGCGGGTAGTGGATATACTTCTCCCCCTACCGTTACAATATCTGGTGGCGGTGGAAACAATGCTACTGCTGTCGCTGGGTTTTTATCTTTCGCAAAAGGAACTGTCGGACTCCTTGTCACGGCTGGAGGGTCTGGTTATACCTCACCCCCAACTGTAAACATTACTGGAGGTGGCGGTGCTAATGCTAATGCTGTGGCTATCGTTAACGGCGGGGCTGTTACTGGGATTGTCGTGGTTAATCCTGGTTCTGGCTATACAAGTAATCCGACCGTTACCATAACGGGTGGCGGTGGCAATGGAGCTACGGCAACAGCTATTGCTACCGTTGACCAGAATGTTGATATTGCATCATTCCAAGGCCGAGTTTGGATTGCTCAGGGTCGTACTGTATTTTACTCGGCTGCTGGTTTGTACAATGATTTTGTGAGCGTTTCGGCTGGTAACATTAACCTTGCTGACGATACGCTGCATAGCAAAATCAAGTCGATCATATCGGCTAACAACTTCTTGTATGTGTTTGGCGAGAACTCGATCAACGTGTTTTCGGACGTTCGGGTAAGCACGACTGGTGCTACCCTGTTTACCAATACAAACGTGTCTGCGTCGGTTGGATCTAGGCGTATTGACGCTATTTTCCCGTTTTTCCGGTCTTTATTGTTTGCCAATGACTATGGCATTTATGCTCTCGTAGGGGCTACAACAAGCAAATTATCGGACGCTTTGGACGGTATTTACCCGTTATTTGACTTTACCAAGCCTGTTACGGGTGGTCAGGTGTTGCTGAACAACATCCTCTGCGCTGCTTTCCAGTTCTGGTACAACGATCCTGTGCAGGGCTTGAGGCCCATACAATGCGTATTTTTTGATAAAAAATGGTTCATTACAAGCCAAGGTACGCTTAACTATTTGACTTCAGTGGCAAATGGCGGCGGCGTTTTTCTGTATGGCACTAATCAACGCAACTTACTAAAGTTGTATAACGATTCAACGTCTAACATAACAACTAATTTGCAGACTGCTTTGTGGCCTATGGGAGATGTGATTCGGGACAAGCAAGCCCTTAAATGGGGTGTTGAAGCTATTCTTGGAACGGCGGGCAGTACGGTTACGGTAACAGTTGATAACGAAACCGGCCTTGGAAATGCTGGAACATATTTGGCTACAAATCTTATTTCTTGGCAAAATAATGCCGGAAACGTCATTTTGTGGCAAAATAACTATAATGTTGTAATTGGATGGCTTGGTTTGATAACTGGGTATTATTTGTATAAATATGATGCCCAGCAGTATGGAAAATATCTCGGACTTACGCTAACATCTAATAGCGCAAATTTTACTTACAGCACGTTTGAAATGGAATACGAACGTAGAGCGAGGTTCTAATGGCACTGCCTATTTCAGTTCCGTACACATTTGCTAATGCAACAACGACGCAAAACCTGTCGTCGCTCGATGTTGATTTTTCCACTGTTTACAACGCGGTAAACGGAATTGGGAACGGAACTGTTTCCCTCGCAAACGTGTCAATTACGGGTGGTACAATTGCAAATGCGGCTATTACTGGTTCTATAAGCTATCCAGATCAAGGCTATCAACGCAACAGGCTCATCAATGGCAATATGTATGTTGCCCAACGCGGAACATCGGCAACTGTAACGGCTGGCACGGGCGTTCCAACAGCAACAACTGGCTACCCATGTGTAGATCGTTGGTTTGTATATTCCACTGGCGCAAACGTAACTGCGGCCCAAGTGGCAGGGGCTGGTAG